CAGGCCATCTGACTGACGGGTGGCCTGCAAACCCGTCCACTCCTGCCAGCGGCGCACGATCACATCACAATATTTCGGATCAAGTTCGATCAATCGCGCCTGCCGACCGGTCTTCTCGGCGGCGATCAGCGTGGTGCCAGAGCCACCGAACAAGTCCAGCACGATGTCGCGCGACTTGCTGCTGTTGAGGATGGCGCGCTCGACCAGTTCGACCGGTTTCATGGTCGGATGCAGGTCGTTCTTGGCGGGTTTCTTGATTTGCCAGACATCGCCCTGATCGCGTGCGCCACACCAGAAGTGATCGGCACCATCGCGCCAGCCATACAGGATCGGCTCGTACTGGCGCTGGTAATCTGCGCGCCCGAGCGTGAAGGTGTTCTTGGCCCAGATGATGAACGTCGACCATTTGCCACCGGCGGCGCGGAAGGCTGCCTGCAAGGTGTCGAGTTCGGATGAACTCATCGCGATGTACACCGCGCCCTTGGTCACCGACAGCAGGTTCGTGCAGGCATCGGTAAGGAATGTGCCGAAGTCGTCACCCAGGTTATCGTTCAGGATCGGGCGGTTCTTGCCGCGCAGTTTGTCCTTGGCGGTATTGGCGTAGTTGACGTTGTAGGGCGGATCGGTGAATGCCATGTCGGCCAACTCGTCGCGCATCAGGCGCTTGAGATCGTCCGCCTTGGTGGAGTCTCCGCACAGCAGACGGTGCTGGCCAAGCAGCCAGACATCCCCCGGTTGGGTGATGGCGACTTCCTGCACTTCCGGCACGGCATCGTCGTCGGTCAGACCTTCTTTCTCGCCTGCATTCAGCAGATCGTCCAGTTCGTCGTCGCTGAAGCCCAGCAAGCCAAGATCAAACTCGGAAGTCTGCAATTCCGATAGTTCCAGTGCCAGCAGTTCCTTGTCCCATCCGGCATTCTCGGCCAGACGGTTGTCAGCCAACACGTAGGCGCGCTTTTGCGCAGCTGACAGATGGGCCAACTCAATCACCGGCACTTGTGTCAGTCCCAGCACGCGAGCCGCCTTGAGTCTGCCGTGCCCGGCGATGACACCACGCTCACCATCCACCAGGAGGGGATTGGTCCAGCCGAATTCACGGATGGACGCTGCGATCTGTGCGACCTGGTCATCGCTGTGGGTGCGCGCGTTGTTGACGTAGGGTACTAGCGAATCGACCGGGCGGTATTCGATATTGAGGTTTTGCATGGGCGTAAAAAAACCGCCCGGAGGGGCGGTTGGTTGTCTGTCGGAGGTGGTCGTGCAAACTTCGACCATGGCTGAAATATACGCAAAATCTCCCCGAAATGCGACACCCTAAAATCGGCCTGAAACCCGCACCAATACTCATATTCCCGCATGGTTTCGCACCTCTTTGCAACTTGCCGCAACTACACGCACACCATTCAGGTTCTCGGTCAGTATGGACAGTGCGATGTTCCGCCTGCGCTGGACGGTACGCACGGCACAACCGAAGCGTTTGGCGATCTGTGACCACTCGAAGTGATCGGCCCGCATCCAGACGATGTGCCGCGATTCGACATCCAGTATTTGCATCCAGCGCATCGCTTCCAGCATCCGGTCAACTGCTGCCGGTGATGGCGGGAAACGGCGTTCCTCGTCATTGGGACGTTGTTCGGGTGCCATGCGCAGCAGGATCGGCCAGACGTTGAGATAACCCTGCACACGGCCTGCAGGCAGTCGTCTGGCAGTCTCCGCCGCCTCGGTAAATCTTGCCGCGACCGCATCGGGTGTCCACTCATCCATGGCGCTTCCTTCCATACAGCCGTTCGCCGATCCGGCGCACGAACTCCCGCTCAACGAAGTCCAGTCGTTCGTCCGTTTCTTTCACCACCAGGATGTGTTGCTCGCGCCATCCGGCTTCCTTGATGGCATCCAGGTCGGTGGCCTGCGGTTGCAACTTGCCCAGCGGGCAGCGATAGGGTTGTGGTTTCATCTCACACCTCCAGCTTGCGGGCATAGTCGAGCAGGGCCAGTGCATCCGCTTCGTTGTCGTCTGCCGGGGAGTGGCCAAGATTGCGAACGGCGGCAATCATCTCGTCCTTGCTGGCGTTGCCTTTGCCCGTGGCGTGTTTCTTGATCGTGCCGACCGGAATACCCTGATAAGGAATCTGGTGGTGCTCGCACCAAGCGGTCAAATGCGCCATGAAACCGCCGTAGGCGTGGGCAGCATCCACGCCTAGATGACGCCGCACTTCCTCAAAGTACACGGCATCGATGCTGTCAGAGGTTTGCTTGATCTCGGTCAGCCAGCGCTTGAAGCGCAGGAAGCGCATGCCGCCGCCTTCAAAGCGGTGCGGTTTGAATGATTCGGTGCCACTGGTGATGCTGCTGTCGCGGGTCATCAATGCCCAGCCGGTTGTCGTGCCCAAGTCGAGGGCGAGTATTGTGTTTTGCATGTCAGTATTCCTTGTGTGTTTGGGGCGACTGACGCAGACTGACGCTTATGCCGGTTAACCTCTTACGTGCGCACGTGTAGGGGTAAATCAGTAGCTATGTCAGTCTGCGTCAGTTATCGATAAAATCAATCGGTTATATATTTCAATTTTCCGCATAAGGAACGCGTCTATCAGTCGGTAATTCCCGAAGGCCGATACCTTGAAAGCCGCGTATGCCGGAATTGTTTCGCCACTTTTCCAGTCCGCGCGTGAGCAACAAATCGGAGAATCGACGCTGTGAACCCGCGAATTCACCAGAATCGTCAGCCCAACGTTTCCAGTCGCTGAATAGTTCTGCGGTGAGGGATTTGGCAGTGTCTTTGCGCACACAGCGTTCCTCAAGCCAGCGGCCAATCGAGTCTTCCGCTTCGAAGTATTCATCGGTGGCGGCGATCACTTTCTCGGGGCGAATGAGTTTTTCCTTTTGCCATGCAAGGCAACCTTCGAGCATCCATGCCAGAATGCCGTCGCGTTCCCTGAGCAACTTCACGGTCAGGTTGCCGTCACGCCGTTCTGCCGGAATCGTGACGGTGAAGGGCACCAGATGCATGCGGCGTTTCATCGCCTCGTCGATATTGCGAATCGACGGTTTGTGATTCCCGGCGATGAACAGTTTGAATTGCGGAATGAACGTAAAAAAATCCTGCCGCATGAATCGTGCGGACACCCGGTCGCCGCCGGTGATTTCCTTCATCTTGGATTCATTCCAGCGACGTCCCTGTTCGGTTTCGGTCGCCGACACGAAACGCGCTCCACGCAATCCAGCCAGATCGGTGGGGTGCCGGTCCGAGCGTGTTTCCATGAAGGTATCCATCGGTGCATTTGCCGCGTAGTCACCCAGAATCGTGGAGAGGACATTCAGGAACACGCTCTTGCCGTTGGCTCCCGTGCCGTACAGGAAGAACAGCGCATGTTCGCTGGTAACCCCGGTCATGCCGTAGCCCGCCATGCGTTGCAGGTAGCTCATCAACTCTGGATCGTTGCCGGTCACATCGGCCAAAAATGCCTTCCATGTCGGGCAGTCGCCCTTGGGCGTGGCGGTGGTGATCTTGGTCATCCGGTCTTCCCGGAAATGCGCCCGCATTCGTCCCGTGCGCAGATCGACGACCCCTCCGGGTGTGTTCAGCAACCAGATGTCGGCATCCCACTCTTCCGTGTTGCCCGCATGGCGACGGTCGGCGCGGGCAAGACGTTCCACACCGCCTATCGTGCTTGAACCGGCCAGTTTGGCGGCTACTCTGGGATTGTCCGAACGCACTGCGGCATGGCGGCAGACATGGCGGATCAGATCGGTTGCCGCCAAGGTGTCCTCGGTACGCCAGCGCTGACCGTCCCACATCAGCCACTTGCCCCATGCCGCGACATAACGCCAGTCGTGCTGATAGCGACGGGTGAATGAGAGCGCCAGTGCATCTTCGGTGCCCCATACCGTCTGCTCGGTTTGCTCCTGACCGTCCGTATCGTCGGAATCATGTTCGTCATCCGGCAGGTGCATTTCAATGCGCGGGCCGCTGGCGATGAATACCGCAACATCGAAGCCTTCGGTAATCGCGTCTGCTGCATCCCAGCCTTCCGGACGATCTTCGGGTGGTAGCAGAATGACGCACGCTAATGCCCCAGCCGCCAACACAGTCTGCGAGGCTGACTGTGCATATTCCCAGCCCGGCTTGTCCTTGTCTGGCCAGATGGCGACCGACTTGCCAGTAAGTGGTGACCAGTCGGTTTTATCGACGGGAGCCTTGGCCCCGTGCATCGCGGTGGTGGCGCACAGGCCGATTGCAATTAGTGCCTGTGCACATTTTTCGCCTTCGACCAGTACCACGGTGCTGGACGCAGCGATGCCAGGTTGGTTGTAGAGCGGGCGCGGATCGGGTGGCGACATCTTGCGACGCTTAGCATCCCATGTACGGAACTCCTTGCGGCGACCGGGTGGATCGTAGCGATAGACCACAGCAATCAGATTGCCAGCGGCATCCTGATAGTCCCATTTGGCCGTGGCAGGGCCGAGATCGTCGATCGGTGCTTCGCGCTTAGTTTTACGGGCAAGCGGGGCAGGCGCGCGGCCTACCAGATCACGTGCATGTTGCAGGACGCTGGCGAAATCGTTGTGCGAATCGCATCCATGATGCCGCGCGATCAGATCGAAGATGTCGCCGCCGCTGCCTTCCGCCCGGTCGGTCCACAGACCGGCCTTCTCACCGCTGAGTACGATCTCCAGACTGTCGCCGGGACTGCCCAGCACATCGCCGATGTGGAACTTGTTGTGCCGCTTTTTTCCAGCAGGAAACAGCGTGAACAGCACTGACTCCAGTTGGGTGAGCAACGTCTGTCGAATCTCCTCGCGTTCTACTTCGCGGTTTGGGCTCGCTTGAGCCGTCGTATCGTTAAAATCCATCATCTTGCACCTGACTTTCTGGTTCGTTTTTTAGGTTTGGGAGTTTTCTGTGTGGTGAGATAGCGCGCCCGGCGCGCCACCTCCCTGACGAATTCCGGGTTGAGTTCGACGAGGTCTGCGAGATGGTCGAGATCGCTGCCCAGCAGAAACTGATGGGCTCTGCGCCGGGTGTAATCCTCGACCGCAGCCGCATCGGCGATGCCCTGACAAATCACCGCCACGATCAGCTTCGCTTCCGGCACGGGCGCAAACACATGGCGCAACAGCATCCGCTCGATGGCGCGCATGCCGATCAGTGGCACCGGTGGCTTGCTCGACGCTTTAGGAATCAGGGCCGCGTTCATGCCGACCTCCAGCATCGTTCCTGCCATGAACAGAACTTGCATTCGAAGTGCGTGGCATCGTTGAACGATCGCGGCAGCAACTCGCCATGTTCGGTGGCAGCGATGATCTTCACGGCGCGATCGGATGCGCGCTGCGCCAGTGCCGCATCGAACGGTACCTGCTCAAACCAGATCTCCTGCGTGTCCTTGTTGATCGCGGTGAACAGCGCAGGATTGCGGCTGATGCCATCGACCGTGCCTTCCATGTAGGCTTGGTAGATCGCCATCTGCGCGGCATACACCGGTTTTGAGACGGCCACGCCACGCTTTACGCAATCCCGCCAGTTCTGCGCATTCATGGTTTTGCACTCCCACAGCATCGGGAAGGTGCAGCCCAGATCAGCAGGTGCTGCCATGACGATGCCGTCCACATGACCTTGGATCAGACCGTCACAAACCGAGAAGCCAAACTGGCCACCAGAGCGTGTGCGGGTATGCAGATCGAATCCGGCCAGACGCAGCCAGCGAATCGCTATATCTTCCAGCACATGACCGACCTCGAAGATGCGCAGCACGCGCCCGTCGAAATCACGACCTGGATCGGCAGGGGCTCCGGCAAACTCGTACTGCAGCGCCCGGTCACACGCCACGCCTAAGCGGGATGCCCCGAGGTAAGTGCGGCGGGATTGCTCTGCTCGTTCTGCCACCAGTGCTACATCAATGTGCGCCGTGATCAGGTCGTGCAACTTGGGGCGGTGATTGAAATTCAGCATCACGCACCGCCTTTCTGTGCCGCACCTTCTTCCCACGGCAGGTCGTTCTTGAGATCGCTGAACGGGTCCTGCACCACTTCAGCCAACACGCGAACGGGTGGGAAGTTGAAGCCGGTTGACCCGTAGCGATCGGCCATCGCATTGACGAAGCAGGTGACGATGGCATCAATCACCCGCAAGGCTTCTGTTTCGGTGTAGTCGCCTAGCGGTTTGGCGTAACCGATCTCGCCCGCTGCACTGCCGAACGCCTTGAGGCAGCCGCGCATCGCGGCCTGCTCGAATTCGGTCGCATCAATCATGGGTAGCTCCTCGTCCTTGCCTTCTGCCTCGACGCGCACGTTGTAGAACCGATGAAATGCGTCCTGACAGCGCTTTGAACAGAACACCCATCGCACCGGATAGCGTCTTGCATCGCCGATGGCATAGCGCGTGTCGGTGATCCCAAAGCCACGCGCCTCTCGTGAACAAATCCAGCATTTCACGCTCCCTCCTTACTGCGCCCACGCCGGTTTGCCGGTTGCGGCAGGGCGTTGCGGAGCAGGTTGTGCGGGTGAGCCGGAATGTCCACCTTGGGATGGGTTGCCGATCTTCGGCGTCATTCCCATCAGACGGGCGTAATCCTTGTGATCGGGTTCGATGGCCTGTTTGACAATGTTGCGGTTCTCGCCCTTGGCATCCTTTTCGACATCGATGCGTGCGACGAACTCGATACCGTCGAGGGCGGCGAAGCTGGCAATGCGGCGGGCTTTCTGTGCTTCCGGTGATTGGTCGGCAGGCTGCACACCGTAGGCTGAATTGAGCAGCGCACGAATGAAAGTGCGCCCCATGTTGGCCCACGCATCGCCCTTGGCGGAATGCAGGCCGATGTTGCTCCACAGTTTGCGCTTGGCGTAATCGCCTTCGAGCACGACGAATTCGGCGGCCAGATAGATCGAGCCGGTATCGAAACTCTCGGAGGCATAGCCATCCGTCCATCCTTTCGATGCATCGTCGTGACCACCGGGCTTGAGCGTCATACGCACCTTGGCCAGCGTCCCTTTCGGGATCAGGTCGAACGAGGTTTGTTGTTCGGCATCGTTAAAATCATTCCAGTTCATGGCTTACTCCTTGTCAGATTGAGGTGTGGTGGCGGCTGCGCACTTGGCGATCAGTCGTCCGAGATGCGGTTCTTCCTGCATGGACAGACGGCCAGACCGGTCCTTGGCAGGGAAGCCCCATGGATTGAGCGTGTGGCAGACGAAGGCGCGATAACTGCTGCCGTCATCCGCTTTGAGTTCGGCAAGCGTCACGACCTCATCGACGATGCCGGGCAGTTCGAGCGAGGTCTTGGAACCCTCAATCTGCGGCATGAACACCTTGCGGTTGAAGTCGTCGATCTTCTCGTCGAGGATGGCGACGAACACCACGTTTTTGCCGCGTGCGTGCTGCAGGTGAGTGAGTGCGGTGATCATTTCCTGTCCGAGCAAGCCGTAGGCACCCCGGCTGTCCGGCTTGCCGGAGCGCTCCGAAATTGCCGCAGGCTGGCTCTTGGCCCAGGTAAAGCACAGGCGTGACAGGGCGGTGATCGAGTCGCAGAAATAGGTTTGATACTTGGCCAGACTGGCCGGGTCACCGTACTGCTGACACACGTGATCGAAGTGCGCCTGCGAGAAAGGCAACTCGGCGGGCAGTGCCGGATTGGGGCCAGCCAGAAACACCGCCAGATCGCGAAACTCGGGCCAGGTGCGCGGACGGATGGTGTCGCCTGACCAGTCGGCAACAGCCAGATCGCCCGCTTCCAGATCGATGAACAGCGTGTTGTCGATGCCCAGCGTTTTGAGCTGGGAGGTTTTGCCAAGTCCGCTCTTACCGAGCAAGGCCATCTTCACGCCACGCTTTTCTGCGCGACGTTGTTCGGCAGAGATGATGGGAAGTCCGCTCATGCTGATTCTCCCTCGACGCGTGCCAGACGGAAGGCAGGTTTGCCGGGCTTCACGGTGCGTGCGGCGGAAAACTGTTCCTTGAGTGCGGGCGGCCAGTTGTTGAAACGCGACTCTGAAACCGATAGGTCGACATCCATGTAATCCTGAATGCGATCTCCGGCAGCAACGATGCGTTCGGCAATCTTGGAGAGTTGCGCCTGATCCCACGACACGCGCTTGGGCAACTCGTAGGTCACACGCAGCTGACCATCGGACAGATGCGTCACACCGAAATCGCGTCCCGATTCCAACAGAGCACTACGCGCCTGTTCGCCATAGCGTTGTTCAAGTGCGGTGTTGAGGCGATCACGGGACAACTTCACCCAGGTCGCGAGCAGCGCCAGCGAGATGTCGAATTCTTGCAATTCCTGTTGCGACAGGGCCGCCAGTTGGCTGACTGACAGGTCCGGCAGCGTGGAAGGCGTGAGGGTGAGGTGGCTCATGCTGCACCTCCCGTGACCAGCGGTTTCGAGGTGCCGCTGCGCAGGCATTGCTGCTCGTAGCTTTCGATATCCTCGATGCGATAGAGCACGCGACCGTGCAGTTTCATGAACACGGGGCCGATGCCCTCGGAGCGCCAACGCTCGAGTGATGCTTCGCTGCAATCCCAGCGCGTGGCGAGTTCACCTTGATTGAGGTGTCTGACTTGTTGCTGCATTTGAGTCTCCTTGATGGTTTCGATGTCACCGGATTCGGGTACTCGACGAGTACCGCCAACCGGTAAAGCGAATTTCTCAAGCGAGATTCCTCAAACCATTCCGCAGATTCCTCGGAATCGTTCCTCAAACTCGATTCGTGCGAACAGATAACAAAAAACCCGGATTGGCTGAGGCCAATGCCGGGTTATGGGGGACGATGGGGATTGAAGCGGAGTCAGTGCAGCCAGTGCTGATCCTCTTCAGGAATGATCAATGCATAGCGCTCGTCACCACGCAGATATCGGATGAAAGTCTGATACACAACCGGGATTCGGTCGAACTCCTTGCTCGGGGAAAAGCGCTGTGATTCCGAGCCGCACGCTGATTTGAGTGCACCCTTGTCCATCTCGTGGTCGAGGTCGTTCATCAGCGCCAGCAGAATGGACCGGTGCCGTGGTTCCAAGTCATAGGCCTGCCCGTCGATATAGACCTTGGCCTGCGCATCCACATATTTCAGGGATGTTCCCGGTATAGCTTCTTCGGGGACTTGCGGTCTAGGTGCTGCCAGTCGATCTGCAAAAAACTCAAATTTGCTCTGACTGATGCGCGCGAGTGTGGCCAAGTTGGCGACATCCAGTCCCGTCAGGGGAGAGCCGTCCGGCAACGGCAATTCGCTGCAGGTGATGATTCGGCAGGACTGGATGGTCTTGTCGAGTTTGATCTGTTCCCGCAGGTGATGCGCGACCTTGGGCTGATGCAGGTGGCGCGCGAAATACCATGTGACCGGTTTGCCGCGAGTGGGCTCGGTGGTGCCCAGCCGCCAGCAGATCTCCGGTTCGATGGGTTTTGCACCGGTGGGTGACAGGCCGAGCCCGAGCTGCAGGGCGGCTATCAGTTTGGGCAGGCTGGGTTTGAATGTCTCGCGCAGGCGACGCGGCGCACTGACCTCACCGCATGTCGGACATAACAGCAGGATGTGGTCATGCGCCAGTTCGCGCACGACGCGCGCAATTTCGATGCCGCACTCGGAGCAAGTCACCCAGTCAAGCGGGGTGCCGATCACCAGCACGCGTTCGCGCAGCAATTGCTGTCCAGCATTGGCATGCTCGCCGCTGCACAGCGTCAGCCCATTGATTTCAGGCTTGGCGCTATCCAGCAAGCGGCAGAGGAGTGCGGCGGCATCACACTGCGACTGACTCATGCAGGCACCTCGTCGGCCTCGATGACATTCAGCGCCTGCAAGACGATGTTGGCGATCTGCTGATTGTGCGCGGATAAATTTTTGATGGTGGACGATCCGGTCGAACTCACGTCGAAGCTGAAATGCGTGGTTTTCTGATCTGCCGAGGTCAGCGGGTAAACCATGAGGCAGGCACGGATCAGGTTGTATTCGGCTTCGAAGGTGTGCTGGATTTTGAGATTCTCGAGCGCGAGCTTGATGGCATCGTCCTGATCCTTGGCTGGTGGAGCTTCGACCTCGAAGGAAATGCCGGTGCTACCATTGGGGCTGAAACGTGCGCGGCGTAGCCGAACCTTTTCGACTCCGTGAACCGACCAATCGTCGAATGGTTCCAGCATGCCGTCACGTAGGGCATTGAGTTTGAATCGTGCCTTCTCGATCGCCTCGGGCGCGATTTCCTTCTCGACCACATGCTTGCCGAACAACTGGAGGACGGCAGTATGGTTGGCAGCCCCACCTTTGACGATCGTTTCCACAAACCCGGAGTCGGGGTGGTAGACCAGCGCAGTTTCCAGTGCGATGCGGGTGGTGATGCGCTTGAAATGGTTCTCGCTAAAATGGGCAATGGCTGTCACCGGACCTTCGACATAGATGGCCAACTGGATGCTGCCATCGGCGGCGCGTTCACTGATCTCGATGTGGGTACCATCACCCGCACCGACCTTTTTGTAGAGCTTGGCGACTTCATGACAGAAGGCTTCCAGTTTAGCGCGATCGCGGGTTGGATCGAGGCCCGGCTGGATGCGGTGTTTCTTCCAATACTTGCCGTTGGTTTTGGCCTGAAACGCGATGTGCAGTTCGGCATCGCGAAATGCCTTGTCACGAAATGCCATCATCCAGAGGGCTTTTTCACGTTCGTCACGTGAGTCGAAGGCGGCTTCCATCTCGACATCACCATTGCACGCCACCTGAAATTCTTTGATCGCCAGACCGTTCGACATCATGTGCGCACGGCGCAGATCGTCGTACCAGATATGGATGTCGTGGCCGATTGCCTCACGTTCGGCGGCAGGTAGGTCTGAATTGGGCAGCGACGCATCCAGTGCCTCGACCGCATCAGCCAGTTGTGTGGGCAGGGTTTCGGGTGGCTGTTCCCAGTCGATATTCAATCGGGCATATAGAACATGCGCTGTGGTGAACTCGCGTAGCGTCGGCATCGAGATGTGCCGGAGGAAATGGCGTGGGTTGAAGATTTTCATGTATGGGGTTTTCCTTTACGAATATTTGCGCACCAGGCCGACAACGACCCCAAAAATTTCCAGTTTTCCCTGTGGCCGGATGATTGAGAAATCCGGATTGGCTGGAATCAGATGAAAACCTTCCTTGTCTCGCCCGAGCGTTTTGAGTGTGAACTCGTCATCGACGATGCCGACCACCAATTCACCGGGCTGGGCGTGAGTTCGGCGCTCCACGATGGCCAGATCGCCACTGTGGATGCCTGCGTCGATCATCGACTCACCCTTGACACGAATGATGACGGTTTGCGCCGGTTTTTCGATCAGGAAGCGATCCAGCATGACCTGCTCGCAGGTCTCGTCTGATACGGCGACCGGCGAACCTGCCGGAACCGGCTGGCTGGCAATCGTGCGCTCGAAGAAACTGTCACTCGGTGCCCAGTCACCATCCGGCGTGCGCTCCAGCATTCCTGCCGCTTCGAGCCGTTCCAGTACCTTCTTGATGGCGGATTTGGAGGCAAACCCCAATATCTCCATCAGCCGGGCATAGGACGGGAAGGTCCGATACTCGGCGTAGTACGCCTGTAGTCGAGCCAAATGCTCCCGGTCGTTGGTCGAATTTTGCTTGGCAGTTTTCATGGGTGATATTGTAGAGAACGGGCGTTCTCTCGTCAAAAATAATCATCTCAGTAAAAAATTTTCATATCTTTTTCGCAATAGCCCGCATCCGTTCGTAGCTGTTTGAAACTCCCTAGCCGGATTTCAGCCTCTGTCGTTGCACAATTTCTGCATCAAAACAGTTGGACAGAACAGGAGTGATACCAATGATGGATGTGAACCAAACCCCACCCGACCGGATGACCTCGGAACAGCGCAGGCAGGAGGTCGCCACGTTGCTGGCACGCGGCATTGCACGCATGCGTGAGCCAAGATCGCGTCAACCAGAAACCATGGAATTAGAGAGCGAGTTTGAACTTGCTATTCCGCCCGGACGAAGCGTTCATGGGGTCTCCAACAACCAGAGAAATAAGGAATAAAAATGATCGCAAGAACTACCCTATTCACCACGCCGCCATCGGTCGTTGCGCAAATCTCCCAGTTGCCGCAGATGAATATGGCCGAGATCAAGGCTCTGTGGAAGCGCCTGTTCGGCGGCGACACGCCAACTCATAACCGACAGTTCCTGGAACGGCGCATCGCCTACAAATTACAGATCGTCGAGTTCCGCAAGGTGGATCGCAACCTGCTGGAGAGCAACAAGCGCCGTATAGAAACATTAATGGAACGGGGCAAGGTGATAGCGCGCAGTAAGGATTATCTGCCATCAGTCGGAACCGTGCTGACCCGGCTATATCAGGATGTCGAACATCGCGTGGTCGTCGAAGCCGATGGGCAGTATGAGTATGAGGGCAGGCGATACGGCAGCCTGTCCATTATTGCTCGTGAGATCACCGGCACACGTTGGTCGGGTCCGTTGTTTTTCGGCCTCCGTCAAAATCAACCCGCGAAGAAGTCGAAGAAGGGAGCGCGTAAATGAGCGAGACAATCAAACGCCGCCTGCGCTGCGCGGTCTATACCCGCAAGTCCAGCGAGGAAGGGCTGGATCAGGAATACAACTCCATCGATGCACAACGTGATGCCGGTCATGCCTATATTGCCAGTCAGCGCGCCGAGGGGTGGATTGCGGTCGCTGACGATTATGACGATCCGGCATTTTCCGGTGGGAACATGGAACGTCCGGGATTGAAGCGTCTGATTGCCGACATCGAGGCGGGCAAGATCGATGTGGTCGTGATCTACAAAATTGACCGCCTGACCCGCAGCCTTTCCGATTTCTCCAGAATGGTCGAGGTGTTCGAGCGCCAAGGTGTGTCATTTGTTTCCGTCACCCAGCAGTTCAATACCACAACCAGCATGGGGCGGCTGATGCTCAATGTGCTGCTGTCCTTCGCCCAGTTCGAGCGTGAGGTCACCGGCGAGCGCATCCGTGACAAGATTACCGCCAGCAAGAAGAAGGGCATGTGGATGGGTGGTATCCCACCGCTGGGCTACGATGTCGAAAACCGTCGCCTCATTCAAAATGCCAAGGAAGCGAAGTTGATCCGGCATATCTTCCAGCGCTTCGTGGAAATCGGTTCGACCACGCTGCTGGTCAAGGAGCTGCGACTGGATGGTGTGACCTCGAAGGCGTGGGTGACGCAGGACGGCAAGGTGCGCGAGGGCAAACCGATCGACAAAAGCCTGATCTACAAGCTACTCAACAATAGGACCTACCTTGGCGAGCTGCGCCACAAGGAGCAGTGGTATCAGGCCGAGCACATTGCCATCGTCGATGCCAAACTGTGGGAAGATGTGCAGGCAATACTGGCCAGCAATGGTCGCGTGCGCGGCAACGCCACCCGTGCCAAGGTGCCATATTTGCTCAAAGGAATTGTGTTTGGCAATGACGGGCGTGCGCTGTCGCCATGGCACACCACCAAGAAAAATGGGCGGCGCTACCGATATTACATACCGCAACGTGATGCCAAGGAGTTCGCCGGTGCATCGGGCTTGCCGCGTTTGCCTGCCGATCAACTGGAAACAGCGGTGCTCGACCAGGTGCGCGCCATCATGCGCCAGCCCACAATGATCGGTGAGATCGTGCCGCAGGCCATCGCACTCAACGACAAACTCGACGAGGCGCAGATTACGGTAGCGATGACACGGCTGGACATCATCTGGGATCAACTGTTTCCGGCAGAGCAGACGCGCATCGTCAAATTGCTGGTAGAAAAGGTCATCGTGTCTCCGACCAACATCGAACTGCGGCTGCGAGCCAACGGCATCGAGCAGGTGGTGATGGAGTTGCAACCTGCCAAGGTGGATGAAGAGGTGATGGCATGACCGCGATCAACGTCAACGGCGCTGCCGATGTCATCCCGTCCAGCGATGGCAAGCTGACGCTGAACATTCCGATTCAGATTCGGCGACGCGGTGGGTGTAAGCGGATCACGCTGCCCAACGGTGAAATGGGGAAGCCCCATAAACCACTTGCCCCTACGGCCATGCAACTGGCGCTGGCGCGCGGCCATCGCTGGCTCGCCATGTTTGAGTCGGGTGAGGTACAAACCTTGCGCGAACTGGCCGCCCGTGAAGGCGTGGGCGACAGCTATGTCAGCCGGATGATTAATCTGACCATGCTGTCGCCATATGTCATTCAGGCAATCCTAGATGACACGCTGCCGGACAATATTACGCTACTGGAGCTGGCGGTTAACCCGCCGCTAGTGTGGAAAGTGGCGGGCATTTGA